TGAGGCTTCTTCTATTTTTACTGACCTTGCTCAGGCTATTGGCAATGCAAGTTATAGTGCTGAGGGATATGACGGTCGGTTCCAAAAACTTGCGGTAACGATGGCTTATGTTAACAAGATTGGATATGCTACGCTTCCGTTTTATTTTCGTTTGAAAAACAGAGTTGAAACTAGTCTGCTGGCAATCGGTAAATTGTCCAAGATGTTTACCGGAGGAGGAAATGCGGCAGGAACAATGGGTGATGCGGTTGAAGGCCTAGTGGGACAGTATGAGGACGCACTAGATATTGTTACTAGTGGAGGCATTATGGAAAGAATGGGTAAATCCTTAAATTTCGTAACAATGGGTCTTGCTGGAAAAACCAAAGATGGGTTGCTCGGATTAGGAGCGGGAGTGATGGCTCTTGGTGTAGGAATAAAGGATTTTGCTAAAAGGCGAGATAGGGTTCAAACAGTAGTAGATGGTTTGTATGCCTTTGGGATGAATACTCAAGAAATGCTAAAGGATTTTGGCTCGGCGCTATTTGATAAAATCAAAAATATTCCGCTCAAGGCTATTTTTGCTAATTTAGGAGCATTCCTTCTTGTTGGCTTAAAAGCATTCTTTATCATTACTTTAGGTTTAACCGCACTTCTTGTTCTCTTCAAGAGCAAAGCAGTTCAAAATACCGCCAAGAGAATACTAGCAACGATTATAGAGTTAGGTGCGGTTATCTTTGATGCGTTAGCGACAGTCTTTGAAGGATTTATGCTTATTTTCAAGGCCTTGATGGGCGGAGAGGGTTTTATGAAATCCTTAGGAATGGCTCTTAAGGGAGTGGGTAAGATTTTCTTTGGAATCCTCAAGGGTCTATTTGGAGTTGCATTTGTTGTTTTGAAGGGGTTGTTAACGGTAGTAGTTGGAGCGGTTTACGAGGTTGGAAAGTATATTGTTGACGGGGTTATATTCGCTTTGAAGGGAAGCGGAAAATTCTTGGGTAATCTTTTGCTTCCCGGACAACCTTTCGGTTCTCCCTTTGCAATGGCGAGCGGAGGTGTTTCTTCCGGAGGTATGACTCTTGTAGGAGAAGAAGGACCGGAACTTGTGCGACTGCCTACAGGTGCTAGAGTTTACTCAAACCAACAATCTAGAAGAATGGCTATGGGGACCACAAACAACATCACCGTAAATGTCCAAGGGCGAATTGGTGCATCCGACACGGAACTGCGACAAATCGCTTCTAAGATTGGCCAAATGATAAACAAAGAAGTCAACAGAACGACTTCTTCTAGAGGAACTTTGGGGTGATTAAATGGCTGACCACTATGTATTTCTTAGGATTGGTGCAGGTTCTCAAGGTGGAAACGAACTTACGGACAACATCATCCCTCTAAAGGCAACAAGTGTTTCTATTTCTACGAGTAAGACTATTCCTTCTTTGGATATTCCATTTAGCGGTTTGTTGACCGGTGAATCGGTAACTGCCGCTTTAGATTTAGGTATGTCTAGTAAGAATATTTCCGTTAGCGGATTTCTGCTAGAGGATACCATTACTAAGAAGTTTAGTGGGGACTCGGACGCCATCACAAGAAAATTTACGGCTATTGAATTGGCTCAACTCATTCATTCTAGTGTTGATTCTACAGGTCTACAATCTTATCAAGCGATTAACGAATTAATTTTTCTTTATGATTCTAAAGTTGATGAGAATTATGAGCCAAGAGATAGTCCCCAACTCATTCCGTTCAATTATGCGGCGAGAGGGCAAGGAGGGTTTACTGACGGAACCTTTGATAATCAAGGCGTGGCTTATCCAGCAAATTTTCCCACAAGTAGCACATCGGACGGCATGAAAGGATTCATTCGTTCCTTCAACACTACAATTGATTCAACCACGATTGACATTGCCTTTGACCTTCAATTTGAAGTGGCTCAAGTGTTCCCTCAAGGCAACATTATCACTAAGATTCAAGACGCATTGGAGTGATTTCATGTATCGTCTTCTCACCGGAAAGCAACGAAGTCTTGTCTTCCCGGTGATGTGCAACGCCTTTGTTCGCATTGATTATTCCGACAACATTCCTAGAGGTGAAGATGGAGTTTATGAAAATAGCGACGACCAAACCTACGGTCTTTGGAACCACAAGGACTCATTCACAATTGAAACGACGCTTACGCCATATGACATTAATGGACCCGGTGGAATTACAACGATTCCTTCTGTTACCGCATCGAAAAAAATGATGGATGGGATTAGTCGCACGACCTTAAATGACGCTACAGAGCGAGCAAAGAGGCCATCTTACAAATACCTCAAGGAGGCCGATAAAGAAGATTATGAGATGAGAGTTTTCCACAGTAGCAAAGTCAAACTTTCTCTTGTCAATGATACTGAACATACCGTCAACAACCCATCAAAATACAGAGTGAAGTTTGAGTTAACGCTTGGAAGCACAAATCAAACGCTTCTTAGCCCTGTTGTTATCTCGCCAATTTTCGGTAAATCTTCGGCTACGGACAACACGGTTGGATTTGACTACAATGGGAAATACAAATACGAAGAGGCTACAACTGCTACCATCTCTAGTTACACTTCTCTTCTCAAACTCATTACTTTTGATGCAAACATTGAGAGTGATTTCCACGAAGGACAAGAGTTATTCGTTCGTAATGGGTTTGGGGTGACTTCTGTAGGAAAGGTTGACACCGTTTCAGGAACAACTGTAGAGTTGGTTTCTTCCTATTCGGGGACTCTAGATTCTACCACTCCGATTCTCATTGCTACAACGAAGAACCCAATTTACACACAAGAAGTTCATCACATTGCCGCTACTTACAACAACCTTAGCAAAGTCATGAAGATTTACTACGGTGGTGTTGAGGTTGCTTCTACTGAGCATACGGCTACCGATGCTTTCGCCTTTGACAAGGAGGACTTTTACCTTGGTTCCAACGGCACTTCAAGCACGGCAGAGGATTCAGCAAAGGATAACAACCAATTCATGGGGGAGTTGCATGAGTTTGCTATCGTGAACGGGGCAAGTGAAGTTTTTGACACGGCAAGCCTTCGCCCTAGATATGCAGAAACTCTTCTGTATTTCCGATTTGAGGAGGTGGATGCATGACGCAATATGCTCTTAGAAAGGGGACTGCACCTAACCCTGCATCCATCATTACCACCATCAATGACGCTACCAACAATGTCAACTTTGACTGTCCTACCAACCCCGTCTTTTACGAGCAGGCCCTTACAACTTCGGCTCATCGGCTTTTCTCGTATGTTTCTACTGATGCTAGCCACAGTCAAAACTTCGTTCAAGAGTTAGTTTCGGGGGATACGGGGGGAACCCAATACAACAACTTGAGCAATACTGAGGGCTACAGTATTCATTGCTATGAAGATTCTTCGCAAACAGGACTACGACTCAACAGTTTAGATAGTGACTATGATTACTTCGTTCTTATTCACTCCAATGATTTGTTGCAACATCATTTTGCTAGAATTACAGAGGTTAGAACAGGTGATGTAGACGGAGATTTCTTTGACTTTGAGCCACGGCTCGGTAAGAAGATTCCTAGAGATACCAAATTTATGGTGTTTCGTGGTCCGGAGAAAACAGAAACAAGTATTGTTGCTCTTTCGGCGGGTGTTCTCAATCAACAAATTACCGCAGGTGGTTCTACTTACAATTATCAGCGTTCCTATATTTGTGCTAGACCTACCTTTTACTTCTACAAAGACCGATTAGATAAGAAGGGAGAGTTGGACCACAATAAGAAATATTTCACTAGATACGAAAACACTTCTACCACTAGCGCAACAATTACGCCTAGTGATACAAATTGCTTCGTTACTGCTCCCGACTACAATAATCGCATTGTAGACTACAGTAGATACACGATTAAGGCGACTTTGGTTGATAATCTTAGGGATTTAGATGACCCAACAAAGAACGCTATTACTTCTAACGAAGGCTACACGCTACCGGCGAACGATTTCACAGATTACGATGAATGTTTCTTCAACGCTAGAAGAGATTCAAACAATGTTTACGATTCTAGTGATGCTTCTACTCTCATTCTTACCGGGCCTTATCGGTATATTCACTACAATTATTCACCCGAAAAAGCCAATACGAATTTTTCTCTTGCTTCGTTCAATGTCTTTGAATCGGTTGGGCAGAAGGGCGGGTATGCAGAAGCAAAACTCATTGACACTCAGCGTATTCTTTCTTCAAAGATTCAAGAACAGGACTTGATGAGGGTTCGTCACCGAGTTCATACGGCTCGCCTAGAAGAATTCTTTGCTCTCAAGGCGACCGTTAATGCAGTCGTAAGTGGTAACAACTACACCTTTGATACAGAGTATGATTTAGATGATTTCTTTTCGGTTGGTGATAGGATTAAGGTCGGAGATAGAATCCTTATTGTCAACACAATTGACTCCTTCTCATCTAACCAACAGAACATTACCTTTGAAAGCGATAGCAGGCTTGAAAACGCCTCTTCTTTCTCTACTGAACCCTATACCCTATCAGCAGGAGATAGGCTCTACAGACGGGCTTGGAACGCCTCTAAAGGCACTCTTCTTACTACCTTCAAGACCGTTGACGGTCGGCACAACAATTTGAGAGTGATTTTCAATACACTCATGGAAGCCACCGTTACTTCTTCCAACCGAGAACACAAGACCCTCACTCTAGATTTGAACGATTCTCTCTACGAATCGGTTTCAAATGTGGATTTTTTGACAGGAATCTACAGTCTAGAAATTGAGAGGTTTGAAGGGAACATTGAACAAATGGATACTCAAAGAGAATTTGGGCAGAATTTTTTGAAGATTTATGGCCGAAGCAACTATTCAAAATTAATTTCTCCAACAGTAAACAAGAATTATTTATTTAGCAAGGATATTGTTTATTCTTCCAATAGCCCCTACAATAATTTGGTTAAGGTTGGGACTTCTTCAGATGTTTCTTTTGCTAGCGATGAATTTGATTTAGATGCAGACTCGGCAGTTTCTTTGAGTAATGGAGATAAATTGTTTATACGATACGATAATAGGTCTATTGCCTACATTGGAGAGTTTGACCGGCATCCCGGTGTATTTTTTAATCGTGATAGGTCAGTTATTGAATTAAAAGGAAACTCTTTAGCATCTTGTTATGTTCCCGGCTCAACTCCTATTACCGTAGATATTTACAAGGCTAACACTAAGAATTACATATTTTCCAAAGCACTTTCAGCAGATAACAGACTCACCTCCTTTGCAACAAGTTTGACTGCGGCTACAGAAAAAGGTGTATTCTTTGAGAGTGGTGTTGATATTTCGGATAACACTTCTTTGACGAAAACTTCGGTTTCTACTAATGATAAAGCGATTGGCTATCATATCAATGACCCTACGAATATCAGCAAGGATGAAGCCTTCCAAGCAAGGCTCTCCGATGGAGATTCAACTTTCTCTACTTTTGATACGGTGAATACTCTTGCTGACTTTACTGTTGTTTCTACCACACAAAAAGACGGCAAGACCATTATTGAATTGGCCCCTTATGTTCCTATTACCTTGGGTAGGATGGAATACAACGACGCAGATGAAACAGAAATCACCTTTACTTCTTGGGGTGTTACCACAGGTTCTATCACAAAAACTTCCAATCAAAGATACATCCAATTGAGTGCTAACCCCGGATTGTATGGGGATGAAGGTGAACCTATTTACATCAATGAAGTGTTTGCAGGCTACATTACTCAAGTAATCAAACCTAGCACTACTGCGAATTGGCGGGTGTATGTTGACCGTGCAGTAGAATACGATAGCGGTGATACGGTTAAGGTGTTGGACCAAACCTTGCTATCTACAGGTTCAGCAGGTGGCGGAGAAAGGACAAAGAAAACTCACGACCTCTATTTAGTGAATGGAGCGCACCTTCATGGAGGTAAATTCGTTTCTCTCATCAACAGTTACTTTGCTGATGGTGTTCCTCATGTTATGAATTTCCATATTGAGCAAGGCCTTACAACCAACATTCATCGTCACGGCTATCCACTCTATAGAATTCACCATTTTGAGAAAGGAGTTTTTGATTATATTTCTTCTCCTGTTAATAAATCAATCAGCAAAGATGATTCTAATTATTACGAAGGAGGTAGTAAACTAAAGTATTACGGGGTTTCTTACAAGATTAATCCAGCAAGGCTCTATGAATCTTCTACATTTTACGATGGAATCATTGGTAGAAACTTAATTCAAGGTTCTTCGCACCAACACATGCCCGTTGAGCGTCGTGGTAATCACCCTGCTAGTGGTTCTTTGTATTTTGATTACAATATCTTTGAAAGTGGGCATAGCAAAGATGTGGTTGTTTCTGGTAGTGAACCCGATGTTCCACAGTTCTCATCCATTAACCGATACCGACCTAGGGATATTCTACAACAATTTGACCCTAAAGCACAACGCCTGTTTTTGTTTGCCACTTCCGACCTTTTACCTTATTCTAGCAAGAGAAGCGATAGTATCTTTAACTCCTCAGTAATTACAGAGAAGGAAGACCTGTTAAATTTCAAATTACTACTTTTGAATAATTCCTCTGCTGATTCGTATTCTGTTGCTCAGTCTAATTTT